CCTATTTCTTGAAGAGCTTGTCTCTGTTGACCAGTCCCATATTTACCCATGGCTCTACCCATATACCTAAGGGCATTCTCGACTGCAACACCCGCCATTGAACCCTTCATACCGGCATTTCCTAAAGCCATAATCATAGCAGTAGTTTCATCCAAAGTAACTCCTGTATCCTTAGCAGTAGAACCAGCATATTTTAATGCCTCAGCCAAGTCAGCCACATCTACAGTAGATGCGTTAACAGCATAGGAAAGTAAATCTGCAACAGCTGCTGACTTTTCAAACCCAAGAGACCATTGCTTCATTACACTAACCATAATATCGGCAGCTCCTCCCTTACCTCCTAATTCGGAATAAGTAGAACCAGCCAATTGAATAGCAGCTTGTATATTTGCAATAGTTTCCTGAACTGTCATACCAGCTTTACCCATCTCTTTCATACCCTCGGTTACTTCAGCAGATGAGAACATATATTGCTTACCTAATGATTGCGCTGTATTAACTAAGGTTTTAGTTTCTCTGTTTGAAGCCGCAGTTACATTCTTTAAGAAAGCCATTTCATAACCAAATTTAGCACCTTCTTTAACAGCTCTACTTAAACCAATGACCATACCAGCACCAGCCATCGCTAAACCACCAGAAAGATTTCTGGTGTATTGTAGTTGTTCATTAAATAGTTCATCTACAGATTTCTTAGCAGTTTTAGCTGCATTAGTAATCTTGGCTGCAGGGCCAGAAAACTGATCCCTTAAAAACATGGTAATACCAATACCTAAAGTGGAACCGCCTTGCATTATTTCTTGGGTATTTGACTTTTTAAATAATCTTGATATTCATCACAAAGGTCGAGAAATTTCTTTCTTCTTTTTACGGGTAAACTCCTCCATTCACTAAATGATAAGGATAATTTATTCTGAGAAATATAAAAGTATTCCGTTTCTATATTTCTCGTGGAAAGAAAAAATCGGTAGTAGCTATTATAGGGTATTGAATCTTGTTGTGGTTAACTGGGTGTTCTAATTCTGTAAATAATTCCAGGTCAGGATCTTCTTCATAAATAACATTCCTTATTTCTAACATCTCAGTAGAAGTAAAACTCTTAAAGTTTTCTACTTTAACCCATTTATCATTAAGTTTTAAATGAAGGTCTCTTGATAATAATTCCTTATTTTTACTTCTGGATTCTATGGGTAATTTAAGCATGTATAATTCACTATCACCATTAGAAAAACGGTACCTTAATTGTTTACCAGAACTTATAGTAAATTCCCTTAATTCATCTTTTTGGAAAAGGTGGGGTTTAATACGATACTCAAAGTATTTTGGATCATCAGGGGTTAATGGAAAATCCTTATCATTATAATCCCAGATATATTTTGAAAGGTCCTCTTCGTATGATATAGGAGCTGGTAAATCATCCCATTTGAATTCAAACTTCATAATCTGACCCAATGAAAATATCCTACTAGCAAGTAAGATATAATATTTATCACATAATTTCATTTTGATGGTATCAGATTCTATAAGTTTACCTAGTGGTACAATGTCAGAATCAACTACTATGCTTGTAATAAACTTATTTACTGAAGTACCATCATTGGTTGATATGGCATTTGACAAAATATCATCATCATCCCCAGTCTGTTGGCGAATAACAATTTTAAACCCAGAAGGGGTTATTAATGAAACCGTTTCTCCAAAAAGTTCATGTAATTTAGCAGGGTCTTTCATGATTTTATTTTAAATAGTATTAATTAGGTTATACATATAACCCATTCTAGCAAAAGAGGGATCTATCGATCCCCCCTTCAATAAACAGGAACGTGTATAATCAAATCCTGGAAAGTTTATCCACAGAAAACTCTATTGTCTCGACAGAATTTTCTGAACTAGTTCTATTGAATTCCATACCACTGAGTTTGCATGGCCAAACTCCAAAAGCCTGCCAAGTATTTAAAACTGTAACACCATTTTCGGCAAACTCCGTAATGATAATGGTCTTTTTGTAGATATCAGGAACTGATCCTCCACCAATCATAGAACTCTGGCAGGTATCAAACCATGACCACATATAGTTATCTCCACTACTTGCGGTAAGTAATTTCTCAGCTACTATATTGCCATAATCAACCCTGCCTGCCGTCTTAATATCATGGTTACTATCCCCATGTTTATCCTGATTTATTTCTGCATCAGGAACAGTCACCTTCTGAAAAAGAAAAGGGTTTATGGGGTCTGGGGTAATTTGTATTGAGAAATTAAACTTCTTTCTCGGGTTACTAAAATTAGCCATATCTTTATATTATTATAGGTTATCAATTAAGAAATATAAACCCCTTCACCCTGAACCAACATGAGGTTAAAAGTAAGTTCCTGCATTGATGGTATAGGCCATATTTTAAGGTTTATTTTATACCTACCCTGTTGAACATCTGTCTTGAGGTTTATTTGCAGATCATCTATGGTATCTGCATCCTGATCACCATAGTATTCGTATTTGTATACTGCCCTATAATCAGGAGAGGTTAACTTATCCAATTGCTGTTTCAAATGGTAGTATATCTTTTTGAAGGTGATGGGGTCGTTGGGTTCTTCCAGATATTGTTCCAGTGTTGGTTTTAATGTCCTTTTAAGCCAAATGGTTAAGAACACCACACTGAGGAATCTCAATTGGTCATTGGCCTGTTGTGCTGAAAAATTCCCCACTATTTGTGTTATACCATTTTTAACGCACATCATATTTATCTGTGAATTGGCTAATGAGTTAAGATCAGTAAATGATGCCGGTGAACCAAAATTGTTTATAACCCCAAGAGCATCACTTACTCTACCTTTATTCCAACCTGCCAGTGAATACCATGGGCCAAAATTATTATGTACATAAGCGGCAACACCCAGAACATCACCCATTTCTGAGATATTTATTTCTGTAAGTGTTCTTTCCTGTCTTACCCTTATACCACCGGCAAAGAAAGCCCCATAAGCACTATCACTGGCAACCGTTGTTCTCTCAGCCTTCAAAGTAGTGGCAGTAGTAAGTGAATTACCTAGATGGGCAAAGAATACCATATCTGTTCTGGCTGCACAATAAGTTATACCAGCGGCATTAACTGCATCATCATCTATCTCTGGAACTGCCATAATCATACAGTCATCAACATTAGCAAATTTAGTTAAGGCTGAAGTATAATCTGCCGGAGCCGGTGTAGATGGGTTAACACCACCAGAGAATGCCGAAGCAGCAGCAGTAGCAGGTCTCATAAGAACTCCAGATGTAGTATCTACATAGGTAAAATCAAGTAATTGAGACATTGACTTTATTTCATCAAGAACTGTCTGAGCACTGGCAGAACCATCCACAAATTTTGGGATATTAATATATGTCTCATTAAGATCGGGTTCAAGGGCATGAGTAATGTACATGTTCCAATAGTCAGCTGTAATACCATTGGAAGGATCAGTTATCTGAATGCTAATATTATTATAATCAGAACCCTCGTATTTTGGCTGAACCGAAAATAATGTTACAGGAACACCATCGGCATTCTGTATATTTTTAGCTGTAGCCTTTACCGCAGCTGTAGAAGTAGCATTCACCCTACAAACCCTTAAACGAGCACCTCTTGCCATTGCTCTTTTACAAAGCAATGGGAAATATGAAGTGGTATCTATTAAACCACCATAGATTCTCTCAAACTGTCCCCAGCTATTTATTTCGAATAGGTCAGGGCGTTCTATAGGACCTCTTTTGGTAATACCAAGTACACCAAAAATAGCTGGCAATGGTTCTGAAATTCCAGGGGTAAAATTCTTTACATTAAACTGGACTTTTGCTGAGTTAGGCATAACTATAAATTTTTTTAAGATTCGTTACTTATATAATAGCATTAATTAGTATTGTACTTTTCTACCCGCCAAGATTACCTGTTACAATAGAAAAACCATTAGTATAACCCCTTGCATTGTATAATACTGGCATATATGTAACATCAATAGAACCCCATTCACCATCAATATATTTCTGTACATTTGGGTGAAGAGTTATCTCTGAAATCTTAGCAATACTTTCCTCAAATCTAAAACTTTCTCTATCCCAACAATCTGGTATCTCATAAGCAAAGATTTTCTCGATCATTCCAGTATCAAAATCATTGGCATTATAGAAATTAATATTCCTACAAAAGATATATTGAGTCCTATCGGTATACCAAGGGATATAACCCCTTCTGGGTAATGATAAAGCCAATAGTGCGTTTAATATTCTTTCTTGTTCTACACTACCAGATACTACGTGTATATTGATATAAAAATCTACTGTTTGAGGGGGTAAAATCAGGGCGTCATAAGAAATACCCTGATCTTCGAAATATCTCAGAGGGTCACCCCCTAATGCCCCAGGTAAGAAGTTACCTGTATTAATAACAATACGTGGAACTTTCTTAACACCCTTGGTTGTATTTGCACCCTCATTAAATAACTCTATGGCAAAACCCTTTTGAGTTACTATTGCATCTATAGCCGTTTTATAAGCTGCTATACCTATTGTTGTATTAGGAAACCTAGCCACATCAGGTAAATATCCCTTATCTATTAATTCTAACCTAATAGATTCAAAGATACTTCTCTCAATTAATTGTTGAACAGTCGATAATGGTATATTAGACATTTCCTAATCTTTTTGTTACTTTTACCCCTTTACGGGCAAATCTCATTATAATCATACTTTCAATAGAAGCCCTTATACCAGCTACCCCTTTCATGGTTTTTCTAAAGGTATCTGAAAATACTGGTCTAGGTGGTACTATAACTTTAGAAGTTTCATAACCACGTTCTACGATGTTTGCATATTCATGTACTTCTAATTCATTAGAATCTGAAGGATAATATGTTGGTCTAGACAAACCTTCTGGTATACCAACCATAAATCTAGTTTGGGTGGAATTGTGCATAACTACCACTGAATCTTTCATAGTATCACTAAACCTTAATGGGATAGACCCACCTCCATAAGTTATCTTTCTCTGTAAATATTCCCCCTCATTACTAGGATAACCAAACCTTCTACCCCCCTCTGAGATATTTTTCTGTACAGCCTTTTTATAACTTTCCGCAAATCTTTTCTGACCTTCTCTAGCAGCCATAGCCAATACTATATCAGTACTACGAATAAGATCATTATAAGCTACCCAATTACCCTCATATTTAACTTTTACATTAAAAGAACCACGGGGTCTTAATCCACCACTACTACCTTCCTCAAATAAAGCCATTAGTACTTATCACTCCCAGTTTTAGTTTCCATTCTAGCCAATATCAGATAGAATAACAAAGGTTCATTATTAGCCTGAGCTGCTGGAGTTTCCCCCTTAGCCCTATACTTATGGCCCTGAAATATAAAGTAATCATCGGCAGGATCCATATCAAAGTTATTATTGGCATTGATGTAACCTAATCCCCTAAGATAATCCATATTAAATATGGCACACATACTCTCTTCATCCTTTTGACCAGAAGGTGTCTCAGTAGTCATTGGCCAAGTCCTATAAACATTATAACTCATAAGACATAATAATGAGATAGCTGTATGGGTAGTTAATGCAGTATCATCTTCACCATACCTTTGAAGTCCACTAATTTTTCTCATCCAAGTTATCGTGTCTTGGTTGAACATAGTATGGGCATCATTGATAGCCTGTTTAAAGGCAGCCCATTGAGCAGGTGAGATAGCCATAATTAATCTTCAGTTGAACCCTGACTTGGAACTGTAGTATCACTATCGTATTCCTCATCTAAAGTTGGTAAATGCCAATCCTCATTCTGGTAATATCTTGGGTACATTACAATTTTATTCCCTTTACACATGGGTACTTTAACTCCCAACTTAGAAGCTAATCCACAGATATCTGATATTAATGTATCTAATACACTTGTACCATTTGTACTGGTATTAAATACCTGTTGTATTGTATCACCAGTTGGGAAATACTTAACTCTTGCCGGACCAGTTTCAATTTCTTGTATACCTCCTTGGCTAGTAGATGAGGTAGTAGAAGTATAATCTCCACCTAATATATGTAAAAGATTACCCCTAGCTGCCAGTAATAAAGTATCATAAGCTACCAATTTTGCCACTAAAGCATTGGTTAACATAGTCCATGCTGAATCTATATTTACATTAGCCTCTGTAATCCCAAATGCACCCATTAAAAAATACCTCCAATATAGAACCCTTTGATTTACATAGGATTCTAATGGAGTAATATCTGCGGGTAATTCTGTTTCAAGAAAAGCCGCAATAGAACTACTTACTGGTAAATATGTGGTTATATTACAATTACCTCTTGTTAATGGAACTACTGAGGTATCAGATTTGGTTTCTTCAATAAGATGCTCATAGATACCTACATTATCTGTATGTACAGTAGTAAAATTAAAAGTAACTCTACCAGTAACCACATTAATAGAACCAGTTATTTCTGTAGGTGTAGTAGATAGATAAAGTTTCATTACCACAGTACTTCCCGTAAAATCATAGATAGAATCATCCTGATTAGTAAAAGCCAAAACTCTACTTTGGGCTTTATCTGCATATAATGTAAAATCAATCTCTTGCATGATATTTTATAGTTATATTAAATAGCATAATGAGCTTGTTATTCTATTTTTACCTTTATACTACCATCAATAGCTCTTACCTTTATTATACCACTAATCAATTCACCCTTTACATTTAATACCTCTATGTTACCACCAAATTCTAATATCAGTGTAGAAAGGTCTATTATAGTACCTGAAACTATAGATAAACCATTTGATACCCCGAATAAATCGGTTGGTGGTATATATTCCCTAATGGTACCTAAAACTAATGAAGTATTATTTATAATAGAAACCAACTCACCATACCCTAATAATCTACCCGAAATATCCGGTACTGTAATAATTGATCCTGTTAAACTTCCCCTGGCTAATATTATACCTGATACAATAGACGTATCATCTATTACCCCACCCAATCTTCCATTGGCCTTCAAATTACCTAAATCACTAGTTATACCATTAACTATACCATAGGCATATACTTTACCTATTAAATGGGATTGTATAGCAGTAGTACCAAATGATTGACCTAATAACCCACCCTTGGCTTTTAATATAGCCGATATAGAAGTAATGGGAAAAATAGAACTAAGTAACTCACCCTTAGCTTTTAATATTCCGCTTACAATAGTATAGGAATTAATAATACCCTTTAGTCCTACATACTGTTGTGCTACATATCCTGAACAGGTAGAGACTCCAGAAATTGTTCCATATAACTTTCCATTAGCATTAATAGTGGCTACTAGAGTTGCAATTCCATTGCTAGTAGCAATTAATCTTCCTTTAGCTTTTAAATTACTAGAAATGCTTGCTACACTGCCTATTTGTCCAACCAATATACCATCTGCAATTATTGCAGCTAAAAGGGTTGCAACTCCATTAATTTGACCTATTAATCTGCCATCCCCAATTAAAGTCCCAGAAACAGTTGTAACCCCTGTTACCGAAGCCTGGATAAAATTCTCTACCCTTAAAGTCCCAGAACAAGTGGTTACACCTGTAATAGCTCCATATAATATACCATGAGCATGAATGGTAGCTGAACAGGTAGAAACTCCAGAAACTGTTCCATGTAAACTAGTAGCAGCTGTTAAAGTCCCTGATACATCTTCTCTCCAACCTGCCATCTTAGCAAGCATCCACCACATGGCTTTACCTAATCGTAAAGCTCCTACAGTACCAATATGAGCTACATAAGAACCACCATAATTATCATCATGTATTATGGGAAAAGTTTGAAGCGTACTATTATCATCAGTCCATTGAGTAGTTTGTAAACTATTGGAATCATTATAGCATAAAATGTCAGCATAATCAAATAAATATACATCCGATAATTTAGCTACTACATCCCGTATTTTCTTCCATTTAAGGTATTGTTGATAACCTACTTCATCCTCATTTAATCCAGCCATATAGTTATCATCTACTGGTCCGGTAGTAAATATAACCTTAGTGGGTATACTGTTATCTTTACAATATTTAATAAACCCCTTAGTGGCATTAATATAAGTATCCATAGATACTGAGTTACCAGTAAGAGTCTGATCATCATCATCTAAACCCCATGGTA